GACTATAACATGGCACAAAATAACCCAATAACTACAAGAGAAACACTCAAACAATATTGCCTAAGAGCATTAGGTAAACCTGTTATTGAGATAAATGTAGAAGACGATCAAGTAGAGGATAGAATAGACGAAGCATTACAATACTTTGCTCAGTATCATTATGATGGTGTGGAAAGAATGTATCTTAAATATCAAGTTACAGCAGATGATATTACAAGAGCAAGAAGTGATGAAACGTTATCTACTGTTACAGATAGTAGAGATTCCACAGTTACAGCAATTTTCAAAGAAGGTAAAAATTATATACCTATGCCTTCTAATGTTATGTCCGTAGTTCAAGTATTTCCTTTTACAGATAAAGCAGCATTAAATTTATTTGATGTACGATATCAATTAAGACTAAATGACTTATATGATTTTTCATCTACAAGTATTATTCACTATGATATGACATTAAGACATTTAGATTTATTAGATCATATCCTTACTGGTGAAAGACCTGTTAGATTTAATGCACACACTAATAGATTGTATATTGACATGGATTGGCAAAATGATGTTGATACAGGTGATTACATGATCATAGAATGTTATCGTAAATTAGATGGCTCAAATTACAGCGATGTATTTGATGATATCTTTTTGAAAAAATATCTTATACAATTAGTTAAAAAACAATGGGGTCAAAATCTTTCTAAGTTCCAAGGTGTAGCTATGTTAGGTGGTGTTCAAATGAATGGCGAACAAATCTATACACAAGCACAAGAAGAAATTAATAGACTTGAAGAACAAATACAATTAGCATACGAATTACCACCACACTACATGATAGGGTAGACCATGAGAAATACTTATTTCAGTCATGGAACTCACGCAGAAAAAAATCTTTATGAAGATTTAATCATAGAACAATTAAAAATCTATGGTCAAGATACTTATTATTTACCTAGAGAAGAAATCACTAGAGATAGTGTATTAGGAAACACCACAGACAAATTTACAGACGCATACGCTATCGAAATGTATGTTGAAGATGTAAATGGTTTTGCTGGTCAAGGTGATCTTGTTGGTAAGTTTGGTTTAGAGGTAAGAGACGAATTAACTTTGGTTGTTGCAAGACGAACATTTGAAATATTGGTTGACAATACATCAAACACTCTTTCAATTAATAGACCAAGAGAAGGTGATATTATATGGTTAGAAAGATTTAAAAAGTTTTTCCAAATTGATTTTGTTGAGGATGAAGATCCTATGTATCAAATTAATGATCTTCCTATATTTAAACTTAAATGTTCTATGTGGGAATACGCTTCAGAAAGCGTTGAAACAGGTGTCACAGATATTGATGAACGTTTAGATTCAGTATCTATGGATGTATTAGAAAATCAAATAACACTTGAAAGTGGTACTACTTCATCTGGTGCTTTACTTTCAGAAAGTGTAACAGGTGATGTAGAAGCAGTATTGACTGAAGCAGGTGAATACTTAGTAGATGAAACAGATGGCGATAATATATTATACGAAGATGATCCAAATTATATCGAATATATATTATTGGAAGACGCCTCAACAGAAAATATGGCAACGGACCCAGTAGGTGGTGATAACGCTGCATTTGATGTCGCAGCTGGGATTGATGATTTTGATCCTAACAATGACATTTTTGATTTTAGCGAAAGAAATCCATTTGGTGATCCAAGTAATTAGGAGATATAATGTTTAAAGACGCACAATACCATGAATTGATACGAAAGACCGTTGTTGCATTTGGTACTTTATTCAATGACTTATACGTTTATCGTAAAAACAGTTCAGGTAAAACAATACAAAAAATGAAAGTACCTTTGGCATATGGACCAAAACAAAAATTCTTAACTCGTATTGATCAAGATTCAGCAAGAACAGCTGCAAATCCAACAACAACAGCATTAACATTACCACGTATTGGTTTTGAAATGACAACACTACAATACGACCCAGCAAGAAAATTAAATAGAATACAAAAGTTTAAAAAAGTAAAAGGAGCAGACGCTAAATCATTACAACAATCTTATATGCCTGTTCCATATAATGTTGGTTTTAGTTTATTTGCAATGGCAAAAAATAGTGAAGACGCATTACAAGTAGTAGAACAAATACTACCAATGTTTCAACCAGACTATACTATAACATTAAATGTTATGCCACAACTAGATGTTGTAAGAGACGTACCTATTGTTTTAGCTGATGTTAATTACGAAGATAGTTATGATGGTGAGTTTACTGAAAGACGAGTTATTATGTACACTTTAAATTTTACAGCAAAGATGTACTTATACGGACCAGTTACAAGTAGCAAAGTTATTAAAACAGTTCAGGTTGATCAATATACAGATACACCTGTTAATACGCCTAAAAGAGAACAAAGATATAAAGTTTCACCTAGTCCTTCAACAGCAGACGCTGATGATAACTTTGGTTTTAACGAAGAGCTTTCATTCTTTCAAGACGCAAACACTTACGATCCTGCTACTGGCACAGATAAAGATAGTTAATGAAAAGAGTTGAGGATAAACTCAACGAGATACTTGACATTACAGAAAAAGATGTCGTACCTGTTGAGCATAAACCAATTATACCACGTCCTAAAGAAAAAGAGGATATAGATAGCGACTATAAGTATAGTCGAGAAAATCTTTACAACCTTGTCGAAAGAGGTCAAGACGCCATAGACGGTATTGTGCAATTGGCAAAAGACACAGACCACCCACGAGCATATGAAGTTGCAGGCACACTTATAAAAAATGTAGGTGAGGTAACAGAAAAACTTTTAGTATTACAAGAAAAAATGAAAAAATTAAATGATGAGGTTGTAAAGGCACCTAATAAAGTAGAGAATAATTTATTTGTAGGATCAACAGCAGAATTACAAAAATTGATAAAGAAAAATGGAAAATAAAACTTATTTAGGTAACCCCAATTTAAAAGCGGCAAATCAAAAAGTAAGATTTACCAAAAAACAAGTAGAGGAGTTTTTGCGTTGTCAAGAAAACCCTGTTTACTTTATTGCTAACTATATACAGATTGTTACACTAGACCACGGATTACAACCATTTAAGTTATATAACTTTCAAAAAGAAATGGTTGACACTTTTCATAATAATCGTTTTAGTATATGTAAGTTACCTAGACAGACTGGTAAGTCAACAACAATTATTGCATATCTATTACACTATGCCATATTTAATCCTAATGTAAACATAGCTATACTTGCAAACAAAGCTGCAATTGCTAGAGACTTATTAGGTCGACTACAACTTGCCTATGAGAATTTACCTAAGTGGTTACAACAAGGTATAATAAATTGGAATAAAGGTAGTTTAGAATTAGAGAACGGTAGTAGAATACTTGCAGCCGCAACATCATCAAGTGCTGTTCGTGG